CAGTAGAGTGGATGCAAGAGGAAGTTATCGACATTATAATTCCTAAGGAATTAGAGGATAAAGATGTAGCAGAGTTAACTCCTGAAGATATGATAGATCTTATGGACAGTAAAGAATATGGAAAGGCTTGATACCTAGCGCCTCCTTGACGGAGGCTTTGTTTATTATGAGAGTATATAAAGTAAATAGAATAGAGCATACAGTATTTGATAATGCTGATGAGTTACCTAGCGATTTAGTTATTGCAAGTGACTGGCGCAGTGCTGATATAGGTGAATGGGTACAAGCTGATGATGGCTGTTTCATACAAATATTGCGCAAAGGAAAGATGGTTGTGCCGAAAGGGCGGAATAAGGTTAGGGAATACGTTGGCACGTGCACTGGGACTTTTCCAGTAACCTCCAAGGCGAAGATGGACACTTCGCGCAGACTCAATATTTATTCCTTTGGGGGGAATAAGAGTTCTGCAGACGTTCTGCTAGATCGGACCGTACTGAGTAAGCATGAACATCTTTTCGTTGTATATCTATCTTCTGGGTTATCACCTCAAGAAGCATACATGAAAGCGTTTCCAACTACTAATCCTGGTTATGCTAAACAAAAATCAGCGCATTTAATTAAAACTAAAAGGGTAATAACTGCTATGAAAGAAGAATTAAAACCTATATTGCAAGAATTAGGTATAAATGAAAATAGTATATTAAAAAATATAAACACTATAGCTATGTCATCTGAGAAAGATGAGACAAGATTAAAGGCGTTATTTAAATTATCTGATATAATGGACTTAGAAGATAAGAATAAGACTACTGTTACTCAAGTAACTGGTGCATTATTCCAAGGATTTAAAGATAAAGAATTAATACAGGCTGAAAGACCTAAAGAAATAGGAGAATAGGATGATTGATTATGAAAAAAAAGGTGCAGAGTTTGCTAAAAAAATTGTACAAATGGATAAAAGTATTAGAAAAAAGCATATTATGGCTAAAGTCAAAATTGATGCTTTTAATAAAAAGGTAAAAGAAAATGGAAAAAGATAATCCTTTAAAACAAATGCGTAAAGGTTACTTAAAACAACTAAAAAAAGAATTAAAAGTTGATACAAGTAAAAATCCTAAAATAAAAAAAATTATTGATAAATTAACTAAGTAAAAATGGCTAATATAAATACGCAAAATGTAAGTAAAGCAGAAGAAGCACTTATGCTTGCAAAAAAAGACATGATTGCGTTTGGTAAATTATTTTTAGCTGACGATTTTATGAGGAGTGAAACTCCTTTTTTTCATTATGAGGTAGCAGACGCTATTTCAGACATGGATAAACGACAATTAGCTGTAATTCTTCCTAGGGGTCATGGTAAAACAGTACTAACTAAGTGTAGTATTATGAGAGATTTCTGTTTTGCTACTGATCCTTTATTTTATGGGTGGGTTGCTGCTTCTTCTAAAATAAGTGTTCCTAATTTAGACTATATTAAATACCATTTGGAATATAATGATAAAGTTTCGTATTATTTTGGTAATTTAAAAGGTAAAAAATGGACAGAAGACGATATAGAATTAACAAATGGATGTAAACTTATATCGAAATCTAATCTATCAGGCATTAGGGGAGGAGCTAAACTGCATAAAAGATACGATCTTATCGTGCTGGACGACTTTGAGGATGAGAATAATACCATTACATCAGAGTCTCGTGCTAAAATCGCTAATCTTGTTACAGCAGTTGTATTCCCTGCTTTGGAGCCTCATACTGGTAGGCTCAGGATTAATGGAACTCCTGTTCACTTTGATTCCTTTATACAAAATATACTTGTGGGCAAAGAAAAAGCTGACAAACAAAAAGAGAAATACAGTTGGCATGTAATTAGCTATAAAGCTATGCAACCAGATGGTAGTTCTTTATGGCCTGGGTGGTTTGGTAAAAAAGAAATGGAACGTAAAAAAAAGTTCTATGCTGATTCAGGTCAACCACAAAAGTTTTACCAAGAGTATATGATGGAAGTGCAAAATGATGAAGACGCTATATTCACTAGAGATCATATACAGTTTTGGGAAGGTAGTTTTAAACATGAAGAAGATACTGGGGTTAACTATCTTTTATTTAAAGATGGAACTCAAAAACCTGTTAATGTCTTTGCGGGCGTTGACCCAGCTACCGATAGCGCTAGAAGAGATACTGACTTTAGTGTTATCATTGTCATCGCTGTTGACAGTGACAATAATTGCTATGTTGTTGACTATATTCGTAATAGGTCATTACCTGTTCTTGGGATTCCTGGGGACGGTAAAAAGGGTATTGTGGATTATTTATTTGATTACAATAAAATATACCATCCTTCGCTTTTTACCATTGAGGACACAACGATGTCTAAACCAGTATTTCAGGCCCTTGTATCAGAAATGAGAAGAAGGAATGATTTTTCTGTAAAGTATTCTGCAGAAAAGCCTGGTAACAGAATGAGCAAAAGAGATAGAATACAAGAAATATTAGCACAAAGATTTGCAATAAGAAGTATGTATCTTAGAAAAGATCAGTATGATTTACAACATGAGATTCATACATTTGGACCTAGAATGGGACATGATGATACTATAGATGCACTTGCATATGCTTGTAAGTATGCACATCCACCTAAGTCTTTAAGTAAAAATAGAGATGGTGTATGGAGAAAAAATAAACCTAAAGTAAAAAATTGGGTTGTAGCTTAAGGAGAATACATGCGTAAGTTTAGAGGATATACACCAAGAGACAAAACTGGTGAAAGAAAAAAAATTTTTAACGACAAATTAAAAAGGATTACAACAAATGGTAAATTAAATATGCCTAAGTTACAAAATCCTGGTATAGAAAATAGAGGTGGCTCAAGAGTTATGAGTACACCATCATTAAGTAACATTTTAAAAAGAAGAAAAATGAGATAACATGGCAAAGAGAACAGATAAAACAGCAGCACGTATTAAAAAAATATTTGAACAGGCTAATAGCCCTTCAAGAACTCAGTGGGAATATGTTAACCAAAAAGGTTGCGATTTTGCTCACGATAATCAATTAAGTGAATCAGAAAGAATTGCTCTTGAAGAACAAGGTATGCCTACATTTACTATAAATAGGATTATGCCTGTTGTAGAAATGTTAAACTTTTATGCTACAGCAAATAAACCAAGATGGCAAGCTGTCGCAGTTGATGGTTCAGATACTGATGTTGCCTCTGTATTTTCTGATATGGCTGATTATATATGGGATAGTTCTGATGGTTCTACTTTATATGCTAATGCTATAAATGATTCTATTACAAAAGGTGTAGGTTATCTAGTTGTAGATGTAGATAGAAATGCTGATAATGGTATGGGTGAAGTTGTGTTAAAGAATCCAGAACCCTTTGATATATATGTAGATCCTAAATCTAGAGATATGTTATTTAGAGATGCTAACTTTATTATAATAAGAAAGATATTACCTAAAGAACATTTGTATGCAATGTATCCAGACAAAAAAGCGAAGATAAAAAAAGCTAACAGTGCTGATGATAATAATTTAAGTTATAGTGAAAAGTCTACTGATGCGTATAGAAAAGATTTTACATACAAAGATATTGACTCTGATGAATCTGTATCATTAACAGGTGATAATGATGAACTTATTGAACTATATGAAATGTATGAAAAAGAAAAAGTTTTATATGTTAATGTATTCTATAGAGAAAATTTAGACCCTGAACAGTTAAAAGCTATACAAGAACAAGTTCAAGCATCTATGGAAAAAATGAAGAATGAAATGTCTGTTAACTTTTTAGAGCAATCTCAAAAATTACAAGAAGCATTACAAGCTGGTCAAATTATAGAAGAAAGATATAAGTTAGAATTACAAAAACTTCAAGAAGAAATGGATTCTCAACTTAGAAATGCTGAACAAAGTATGATGGCTAATATGCAAGAACAAGCATCTACTATTACTAATGATATTATTACTGATAAAGAACTTGGTATTCTAATGAAAGATAAAGACTTTCAAAAAAATGTTGTAGATGTAGTTGAGTTTTACGGAACAAGAATAAAACAAACGTTAGTTGTTGGTGATGTAACTTTACATCAAAAGTTTTTACCAGAAAATGTAAAAGAATATCCTATAGTACCATTTCATTTTAAATGGACAGGTACACCATTTCCTATAAGTGCTGTATCTCCTCTTGTTGGTAAACAAAGAGAAATAAATAAAGCACATCAATTGTTAGTACATAATGCATCTCTTGGTAGTAGCTTAAGATGGTTACACGAAGAAGGAAGTATTGATACTGATTATTGGGAAAAATATTCTAGTAGTCCAGGAGCATTATTGCCTATAAGACCAGGAGCTACTCCTCCTACACCAGTTCAACCAATGCCTCTTGCTAGTTCATTTTTTAATATTGTACAAGAAGCAAAAGGTGATATGGAATATCTTGCAGGTATATATAGTTCAATGATGGGAGATTCAGGTGCAGCAAACCAAACTTATAGAGGTATGCTTGCTATGGATGAGTATGGTACAAGAAGAATTAAACAATGGATGGCTAATTGTTTAGAGCCAGCATTAAAGCAGTTAGGATTATTAGTAAAAGATTATACACAGTCTGTATACACTGCACAAAAAACATTTAGAATTGTACAACCAAGCGCATTACAAGAAGAAAGAAAAATAGAAATAAATATTCCTATATATAATGATTACGGTGAAGCTATTGCAAAATCTTATGATTATGGCGCAGCTAAATTTGATGTAAGAATTATAGCAGGTTCTACATTACCAGTTAATAGATGGGCATATGTAGCAGAGTTAAAAGAGTTAATGCAACTTGGAGTTATTGATGATATAGCATTGTTATCAGAAACAGATATTAAAAATAAAGAACAGATTGCTCAAAGAAAATCTGTATACTCTCAACTACAAAGTCAATTAAGTTCTTCAGAAGAAACTATTAAAAACTTAAGTGGTACTATTGAAACTCTTGAAAGACAACT